CATATACAGCTCCGCTTGAATTCATAGTTTGATTGATCTCAGGTAATGTGACCTGTAAAAGTGTGCGGTATGCAAGATCACCATTGCGCGAAATGGTGCATGTAACTCTGCGGCCGAAATCAGCTTGGCCATTGAATGTTTGTTCAATCGATTCCATCGAGAAATTTGTGTGTCTGCGGTATGTTACTTTCCAGAAAGTAATTTGAGGGTTTCCAGTAAGGTAAACGTCTTGTGCGCCATAAGCTACTAGTTGCATTAATCCTCCTCCCATGAGTATAATATTGCTAAAGAAAAAAAATTTATGAATTTTAATTAATTAAATTAATAATGTTATTTATTAATTTAATTAATATATTACACTTATTACAATAACAATTAAGATTTTTTTATATTATTAATGTACTTATATATAAAATCATCTAGGTATGACTCCGAAAAAACTTCTTGTTCACAATTGTGATTCTTTGAGAAAATATAATTCTGGTTTTCTTTTTTTACAGACCACCCATCCTCTATTGCATTAAAAATAAAGTCTATCTTTTTCTCTTTGCAATAATTTTTTTTAGAAGAGTCCATTTAATAATAAAAAGAAAACATTAAATATAACTAAACTTGAAATATTTAAATAATTAATTTATTATTAAATTATATGCCTAACTTTAAACCGAAAAATGTTAAACATATTTCTAATAAAAATATAAATAACATTACACTTGACACCAAACATAATAACACAATGGAAGAATTCAAAATTCAAAACGAAGTTATTATTCCAAATAATGAAAGTAAAATCGAAGAATTACTAAAAGAAAAGAAAACTATTGAAACACTCGAAAAAATTAAGGAACTTAAAAAAACGAACCGACAATATAAAAGGCTTCAAAAAAAATATTTCTTAGATAATTCTAAATACATATTTGATTATTTTGAACGCAAAAGAGATGTAGCTTTTGGAAACAATAAAACTAAAATTATCGATAATTTTTTTGTTAAAAATAACAAAGCTAGTATCGAAAATAATAACAACGATAGTATTTATAAATACTTTTCAAATATTGATGATAAATATATCGATGTAGATAATTTTGTACACTGTAAAAATGTATGCGGAAACTGTTCAAAAGGAGAACTAGTCCCGATTGATTATGAAGGTGTAGTTGTTTGTAATAATCCTAGTTGTGCTAAACAATATACTTATTTAATTGAAAATGAAAAACCTTCATACAAGGAGCCGCCAAAAGAGGTTTGTTTTTATGCATACAAAAGAATTAATCATTTTAGAGAAATATTAGCTCAATTTCAAGCAAAAGAAACAACACAAATTCCAGAAGAAATAATTGAAGATATTAAATTACAGGTAAAAAAAGAACGGGGTGATATTACTCAATTAACAAATAAACAAGCAAAAGATATATTAAAAAAGCTAGGTTATAATAAGTTTTATGAACATATACCATTTATTAAAGATAAATTGGGGATTAAACCCCCCATAATGACCCCCGAATTAGAAGACAGACTATGTAATTTATTTATGGAAATTCAAAGACCATATGCTAAATTCTGTCCAGGAGACAGAGTTAATTTTTTAAATTATTATTATACTATTTATAAGCTTTGTGAACTTCTAGAAGAAGAAGAATTTTTACCATATTTTCCAATGCTAAAAGATAGAGAAAAAAGAATCGAACAAGATGAAATATGGAAAAAAATATGTAATGAACTCGGATGGGAGTTTATTCAAACAATATAATTAGATGTATTTATTTATCATAATTAAAATATTCAAAATCTTTTTTAAACATATCATAAATTAATTTTTTATTTTCATCTGTAATATCGTCATTGTCTTTTTTTGATTTATTTATCCAAATAGGTTTATATTCTATTCTTTTTGATAATTTATTAACTTCAAATATTGAATTTAAGTTTGATATTATAATTTTACAATCTTCTTCAAAATTTTCTATTTTTCCTATATAGTCTAATTTTTTATTTCCATTTATAAAATTATACTGCAATAAAGGTGATAGTCCTTCTTTTAACCAATCTGTTTTATTTTGAATTTTCCAATGTGTTTTACATCCATTTTTTATCCAGTCATTTAGTGAAATACCTCTACATTGTTCTGTACCTTTATGGTAATAATACCAAGATTTTATTCTATCGTATGGATGTCTAACAAAAGTGAATGTGTAAATTTTTTCTAAATTGTAATCTTCCTCTAAAACCTTTAATCTTTGATGGTTTTCGTATATTACACACTGTCTTGTTTTATCTTCATATTGTCTATCACGATTGTTTCCCAATTTAAACATCTCTAATACCGTTTTTGAAGCACATTTAGGAATACTTATAAAACATCCTAATAATTTATTATCATTATTGATCATTAATTATTAAATATATAAATTAGTTCACTATAAACCCTAAATACTCCTAGATATTTAGATATATCGTAAATATATCTAAATACTAAATAATTTAGCGAGGAAATCCGACTAAATTGGCACCGATACCAAATCCTGCACCCGAGCGAGCGCTACCCGCGATACTTGGGACGTATGTGTCTAATATTAAAAATGTTGCGGCACCTGTTAATGCTATAAGCACAATTTCATCTGCTTTCATAGGCGATTTAGGTAATATGTAGCATGCAATAGCTATCATTAAACCTTCGACAAGGTATTTAACTGCACGTTTAACAAACTCTCCCATATTGACATTGACCATTATAATTATAATCAAGAAAAAAATAATTTACTAAATTAAAACTTAAATATTAATACTAAATATATACTAAATGTCTAATAGTAAACCAATTCGCCATAAACATGTTGATCTTTTGGAAGAAGATAAACCAATAGCAAATCAAAAATTTGTATGTATATCATTTGTTTCGCCTGAAAAAATTATTGAAAAAAAAGAAACATTTTATTTTGAAGAATTCCTAAAATCGTGGGAATTAAATAAAAGCTTAGAAAAATTTAATCAATTTATGAATTTTATATCTTTCAAATATGAATTAGATTTTAAATTATTATCCGAAGATCTTAGTGAGTTTTGCAAGCAAGAAAAAAACACCTTAGTTAACGGAACAGTATTTGATGAATATAAAACATATTTAGATCAAAATGAAGAGCAATTAGAGAATACATTCAATGAAAAAAATGAATTTCAAACTTCTACAAGAGGTATTAAGGTAAGAGGAGTATTTCCTTCACAAGGCGAAGCAGAATTAAGAGCTAAATTATTAAGAGAAATAGATCCTAATTTTGATGTTTATGTAGGGCCCGTAGGTCTTTGGATGCCATGGGAACCTGACGCCTATAAAACCGGTAAGGTAGAATATTTAGAGGAAGAATTAAATGAATTGATGGGAAAGAAAAAAGAAAATGAAGAGAAAGCAAAAGAATATTTTGACCAGCGCGTCAAAGAAACTAAAATTAAAGCGATAGAAGAAAATATTAAATTAGCAAAAGAAACAGGTAATAAACTTACACAAAGTGTAACAAAAGATGGTAAGTTAATAGGTGTTAATGAATTAAACACCCAAGAAAATATATTACAAAGTAAAGAAACAGTTTCTATTAATGACGTTAAAGCTGAATTATTTGAAGGCGATAATATACTTTTAAATAAAGATAAAAAATAAATAATATATCCAATATATAATGACCAGAAGTTTTAAAAGAAATGAAAAAAAAGGAAAAAATAAATCTTTTAAAATGAGACAGTATGGTGGTGAGTTTGGTGGTGATATGACACTGTTAGAGAAATTAAACCAACTTGAATATTATGGAGATGAATTAATAAAATTAGATGAAAAATATACAAAAATTAACTCTGCTTATAAAAACCTTAATAGAAAAAATGAAATAAGTAAAGAAGCTCAGAAACTTGAATTATATAATAATTATTTAAAAAAATATATCGATGAATTAGTAAAATTAACTAAAAAAGATGTAAAAAATTTATTAATAGATACTGGATCTAAATTTGGTGAAATTAAGATAAAGAAATTAAAGAACGATGGTGAAGGAGCACAATTAAGTGTTAGTGAATTTGAAATAGGTAATTTACGCAATTATGATCAATCTATATTTTCTAGCTTAATTCCCGTTCAGCGTCCCACGGATATGAGAGGCGCGATTTCCGATGGTCGAACAGCGTTAAGATATGCATTAGCAGATGGAGAATCTAATATGAAAAAAATAGAAGATGAATTTATTAAAAAAATTTATAGTGAAAGTAATAAACCCTTATTTCAAACTCGCACCGCAGATCAGATCCGAGAGAGCGGCAATGATTTAGGCTTTGGCGAAGATAATATAACAGCTGCCAAAGCTCTTTTGGATAAATTTAAAAATATACGTGATTTTTTTGTCAAATCTTTTGGTACAGAGTATATTTCAAAAATAACAAGTATAGAAAAATATTTAACTGGTGAAGATAAAGATTATGAAGAATATAAAAATACAATAAAATCATTAAAAGATAAATATACAAATATATTAAATGATGATGTAAAGAGTTTACTCAATACGGGAGACATGCTGATCGTCTCTGGCAACCAAGAACATCAATTATCAAATAATCAATCACTAAGTAGTAAACCACTAAAAGACGAAAGTAAAAAGAATATTACTAAAAGTTTAATAAAAAAAACGGGTGAATTAGATGGAGGTAAGTTAGAAAATGTTTTAACTGTTAAAAATTTATTACTTGAATCTAATGATACGGATACTTCGATTGAAGAGGATATAAAAGCTGCAAAAGAAAAGGACGTTAGCGAAAAAGAATCCGACAAAGTTAAAAATTTATCAAGTAATCTTGATAGTGAGCTTATCAAAAAGTACGGTAAAGATAAGATAGACAAAGCTAGTAAGGCCGCAATAAAACAAATAGAGGATGAGCAAAAAACTATTAATATTAGTAAATTAATGAAATATCGAATAATTGATGAAGATAAAACTGAGGGATTACCTGTGGGTGTATTTATAGACATGCTTAGTCTTGACGATAATTAATAACATCTTCGTAATTATTGATTATTTTGTAAGGTGTCACGGGTTTAATTATTGTGAATGCCAATTCTATAAGATTTTTAATATAAGAATTTTCATTAAAAATTAAATAAAATATTTCCAAATTTTTTCTATGTATAGGTTTCATTTTTTCAATAAAAGCAATATATTCTAAAAAAATATTACAGGGTATATGTTCTATTAATTTTAAATCAAAAATAATCTTTCTCTTAGAGTTTAATAGATTTCGATAATACCACATATATTGTATGAACTCATCATAGGATACAATTTTACCAAATATTATTATAGTATAATCATTTTTAAATTCAACATAAACCCAATTATTAATTTTACCCATTAATATAATAAAAACTATTATATTAATATTACCAACGAGTTTTTTTAACGTTTATTCTTGGACCATTTTTTTTTCCTGAATTATTTGGATCATATTGTTCTTCATCGTCATCTGAATTAAGATCTTTTGACATTTCCCAAAATTCTCTTGACCCTAATCTGAAATCTTTTCTGCTTTCTGCTTTATACCAAAATATTTGCTCAGTTAGATCATTAGATTTAGAATTATTATTTATAACTAAACACTCGTAATTTTCAGTACATTGATCCATAACTTGACAAAATGATTCGAATGTAGGAAACATTCCTGCATAATTTTCATATATTCTTTTCCTATTCGATATATAAGGTTCTCTTAATATAAAAACATAGTCTATATTTGTACGTAGATTAGGAGGGATACCTAATGGATACTGCATTGTAATTACCAACATAATTTTCCAGTGTCTTCCATTCATAAATAATAATCTCATTAGTTTATCTTTTGTCCAACCCGCATCATAGAGACAGTCATCAAGTATAACAAATGCTCTTGGATCAATTGTAGACCTTCCATAATTACTTTGTTCTTTGTTAATTTGTTTTAATACGGTTTTTTGTCTTTTAAGGATATTCTCAATTATAGCTGTATTATATTCTTCATGTATAAATAATTTAGGAATATGGTTAGTATAAAATTGATTACCTGCTTCCGTGCCAGAAATAACTGTTCCTATTGGGATATCTTGATTGTGAAATAAAAGATCTCTAACTAAAAAACTTTTACCTGTATCTCTTCTTCCAATTAGCACTATAACGGGTCCTTTATTTTCAGTAGCCTTAAAACTGATGTTTTTCATATCAAATTTCTTTAATTCAAGAGTCATACTTAAAATAAAAGAGAAAAAAAATAATGTCAATACGCAAATATTAAGTTAAAATATAGATATAGATATATCTTTATAATTTAGAAGTATGGAAGTTATAGCTTACAAAAAAAATAAAAACGTAGTTTTTCCTTTTTTAGAAAAGATGCTTGAAGTTTCAGAACCACAAAATTATATACCTACATATGATAAATTTTTTGAATTAAATGATAATAACAGAAATTCTATTAATTTAAATAATAAATGGGAAATAGTTAGTATAGATAAAAAAGTTAACGACAAAGTATACGAATGTAAAGTATCAGATGGAACTATTGAAAAATGTGTAAATGTGTTTTTTAAATTTGCACCAATACTTGATCCAATTAAATATTTAATTGGAAAATATGATGATAACGATATTAATCAATTACCAAACAATAAATTATGTAATAAAAAAACATTAGATTATAATAATTCAGCTTATGTAGACGGGTTTTTCTCTTATTTAAATAGTAGATTATACCATGAACATGGATTTATACATTCTGTTGATTTTTACGGCGAGTATATTGGTATTAAAAATAATTTCAAATACAACATAGAAGATGATATAGATTATTTATTAAATTCTACACACTTTAATAACAACAAAGATATATTGTTTAAGTTGTCAGATGATTTTGATAATTTAATAAAAGATAGTTCTTACAAAATTAGATCAAAAATTAAAATTAACAACTCTAAATGTCAAAATATTGATATAGATGAATCGCTTAATGTTAGTTGTATTAATATATGCGATTTATCGTTTGATGATTTAAAAAAAATATATGATGATCATGATAATAACGCTATTGATGATTTAAATGAAGAAAAATGTTCTTCAAAATCTTCTTGTTCTTCTAGATCTTCTTTAACAAACGATGATAAAGAACTTGAAGAAGAAGAAAGCGACGAGGAAAATTTAAAAGAAAGCGATGAAGAAAGCGATGAAGAAAGCGGTGAAGAAATTAGTATAGATGTGT